GCTAGTTCTATTTTACGTCACTCAGTTTTTTCCCAAGGTTTACATAATATCTGTTATCGGACGTTGCAACTAGTTGATATTACAGTAATTCGCATGTTTAGAACGATTCCCAAGGCTGTTTTCACTGGTTTACAACGTCGTTTGATGTCGGTGAGTTTTTGTGTGCAGGCCAGGGGGGAGGGGTTGGAACCGCCTCTCTCTCGCGTTCGCCCTCGCTAGGAGGTACACCCAAACTTTTCCCACTCTACGCGACCCATGTTAATCACCTTCCAAAAAATCGAAGTCTATCCCTTACCCGGATGCAAACCCAGTCCGATTGTCTATCAAGTAAAGCGCGCGGAATCTCCGTTTTCACCTCTTTCACATCCTATCGCTCCTTCTTTCAACATTTGTTCTGAAGGATTCGAATGGGCTGTTGGTTGTTCTTTTGAACTTGGCGAGGAGGTCACGGTCGAGATTTCGCTCAAGGAGACTTCTTGTCCGCAATGCCGCGGCAGTGGGAAGATTCATATTTGACCCATGCGCGATCTTATCTCTACTGCCGTTTTAACCTTCTGCGACTTCTGTGAAACTTTTGTCTCACCCAACTTGATCGTTACCATCGGCGAGTTTGACGCGTCAGAGAATATTTGCTTCGATTGCGTTAAGATTTTATTTTCTCCGATAGGAGGGAATGCGTAGACAATGGATGTTATAAAGGCTGAGCCGATTCCGGTTACAAAGATTACTCTTGCGCTTCCATCGGAGGCCTACGATCTTTTATTGCAGGGAGCCAGTGAAGCTGGTATTGATGCGGAGGAGTTTGCGCGGATTTGCATTTATTCCGTACTTGCCAATTGTGCCAAAGCCATTCCTATTGACGGAAAGAGAGTGGAAGAAGTATCTTCGAAAGTGGATGGGCATAATGCTCCTGATTCTTCTCTGCTCGATTCTGATATTCGCAGTCCAGGTTATCTTAATGAGCGGTTAGATTTGAATCACAAATGAAACCCATCAAAGTAATTTTCGAATGCGACTTATGTAACTTTTCTATGACTGTTCATCACGATGAAAACAGTGATAGTTGGTCGTTCGATCAACCTCCCGATGAGATGCGCGAATGCTCGGACAATGACGGTAAACACATTTTCTGCAACGGCCATTATCAAAAGTGGTTAGACAAAATTAAAGAACAAGACCCCGATGGAGTTTGGATAGGATGACAATGCTCTCAATCACGGCAAGAATTCACTAAGTGGAGGAACTGGTAAACCCAAGCCGCTGAGAAGTGAGCTAGGTCCCGGAATTAACCGTGACTGCGCGAGCCGACGTGGAGCCTAACGGCCCTTGCGGGTTCGATTCCCGCCTTGGTAAATCGGCCCTTTTGAATTCTTGCCGTGATATTTCTAATTAACAAACATGCCTCCCTTTGATCCTACCAGAACTCCCGTTCTCCTTGGCCGCGACAAGCCGCTCAAAGACCCCCAGGTTGCGGAGAAGGCGATACTTAACGCGCTGCGGGCGATGGTACGCCAATCCCAAGCGTTGGCCGAGGCCGACTATACTTGCTCGATGACCATCCGCCAGGCCCGCATTATTCTCAAGCGGAAGCCCGAAGAGTTCGCCCTGCTGCTTGAGGTTCCCCTCGATACTATCGAGAGGTGGGAGTCCCGAAATAGTCCCGATCAGGTGGCAAAGACGATGGCGTACACGGCCAAGGTAATCGATGAGACTTACCGGCTATTATCTTTCTCACAGGGCGGGGCGGATTCCCGCGCCGAGTTGACGTTAGGGGATTGCTTGAAGTATCTAAGCGCCGATCAGTTCGAGACTTTCATCCAATGGGTTGAGCAAGGCAAGGAGCGAGCGGTAAAACCTACAGAGCCGCAGATGTTGCCACAATGATCGAACACGCCATTGAGTTGGAGCGCTGCCGGCGCGATGCTCATTTTTTTATCTTCGATTCGCAGCGGCTCAAAACCAAAGACGAGCATGACCATGACAACCCGGTCAAGTCCGTTCCCGACCATCCCTATTTGAGAATCTTTCTCGATTGCCTTCTAGTCGGCGGCAAACTTATAGAGCCGGACAAAGCCCACCACGCCTTGCGCTCCGGCATTGACCGCGAGTTTTTAGATTATCTCTACCGCGCCGGCGTCTTGTTCGTCGAGAAAAGCCGCGACCTGTTTATTACCAACCTGGTTTGCTGCTTTATCCACTGGCGGGCGAAGTACGTGCGCTATCAGTTGATTCTCGTTCAGAGTAAGAACGAGGATGATGCCGCCAATATCGTTTATAACAAAGATGAGGATGCGGCCCGTCTCTCGTTTCAGGAATACCAACTGCCCGAGCACCTAAAAAGCACTAATCTCCGTCATGCCTCTTTTGCCCGAATCAACTTCGATAGCGGGAGTCGTGTGCGCGGCATCCCGGAGGGTGCGCGCATCATCCGCTCAGAGCATCCATCGATGATTTTCTCCGATGAAGGGGCGTATCAAGACGAGTTCGATTCATCGTTTACTTCTTCTCTGCCGGCGGTGCAGGGCGGTGGTTTTTTTCTCTCCGTATCATCGGCGGAACCGGGGTCGTTTCAAGCTATCGTCTGTCCCGAAGAACCGAACACCGCAACTGCGCTGCAAGGCTTTTCTTATCGCCTTGCGCAACAAACCATTCCCGTTCTTCGCATTCACTACTCATGTCATCCAGGAAGGGTGCCGGGAACAGTAGGGGGTGAAGGATGGAAAAAAGACGCCGCTATGCGGTACCCCGGCGGCGTTGATTCCCCAAGATGGAAAAAAGAGCAGGAAATCGACTACGGCGCATTATCGGGAACCAAACTATTTTCGAAATGGGAAGAGTGGCAACGAAATGGGCGCATAGTGATCGCGCCGTTCGATCCCAGGGGCTACCGCCTTTATGCCTCCTACGATCATGGCTGGCGCAACCCGGCGGCTTATCACGTTCATGGGGTCAGTCCCGACGGGGATATCGTGACTTTGTGGGAGTTCTATGCTAACTATGTTCCGGCGCATCAGATAGCGGAGATCATCAAGGGGAAAAATATTGTGACCGAGGATGGGCGGCGATTTGAGGGTAATCCGTACTCAGGGCAAGAAAGATTCAAAGTTGCCGACCCTTCAATATGGGCGGAAGATGTCCCGCAAGCTGACAAAACTAATAAATCTACCGCGTGGATTTTCGAGCGTTGCGGTGTTTACTTCCAAGAAGGGGAACGTGGTGGTGATACCACGGTAGCGGAATGGTTGCTCGGTCATTTTTGGAAAGACCCGGAAAATCCGCTTTACCGCATTACCACCGATTGTTCTAAGCTGATATGGGAAATTGGGCAGCAACGCTTCCGGCAGTTCTCCGACAAAGTAGCGTTGCACCGCGACCAACCCGAAGAGCTCGTGGATAAAGACAATCACGCTTGGGACGATCTTAAAATGTTTCTCAAAAGATTCCCCCCGCCGCAGGCGAAGAAAAAACCGGGTCTCATTCCTAACACCCTTCCCTGGTGGAAAAAACAGATACAGCGACAAGCGATGGGATTGCCGGTAAGAAGTTACCGAGCGGGCGCAAATGGCTGATTGGATTTCGGCAGAATATGAGTTTCACCGTCGAATTAAACGGAGTTATTTTTTATTTCTTGAGCGAACAATTCGACGAAATCGGTGAAGGCAATTTAATCGATTGTATTACAGTCGAAGATTTGATTTCAAAGAATAGATAATCATGGCTGACCAATACGAAACTCCCGATTCCCCCGAAGCCGAAAAGCACGAGCGGGCGCGGCGGTTAAAACTTTGGAAAGACCGCATCGCGCGGGCTAAAAAACTGAGAGAAGATTGGGAAACGGAATGGAAAGTTAAAGAACTTGAGAATTTCTATCTCGGCAAGCAAAACAAAGAGGCGGGCGATACGGTCTTTAATTACTTTCTGGCCACGCTCAAAGCGGAAGAGCCGGAACTGTTTTTTACCAACCCGACTTTCTTAGTCAGACCGAAACCGGGCAACAGCGGTCCCGCCTCCGACCGCCAGAGTGCCAGGGCGCAAGGCGTCCTGCAATCCATCGCCGCTCAGGACAGCAACCTGGAAGAATCCGGCGAGTTGGCAACCTTGCAGTCCTATTTTCGCGTCGGTGTCCTCAAATCCGTTTATGATCCAACCCTGGAACCAAATCCGAGAGCGGGCCAGCCGATTTACATGCACCAGGAGGATGACAGCCCCATTGTCAATCCTGAAACGCAACAGCCTGTCCCGTTGATCGATCCCCAAACTCAACAACCCGTTAGCGAACCGGCCTTTGTCGTGCAAGACGAAGTTTACCGTTGGGAATGGGTTGATGCGCGCAAGATGCTTCTTCCCGATCAAGGTCCCGATATGCGCAAATGGACGTGGATCGGCGAAGAGGTCAGCGTGCCGTTGGAAGAAGCTAAAAAAGATGAGCGGTTCGATAAAGACAGACGCGCACAGTTAAAATCGAACAGATCCCGCGACCCCGAAAAGGACGGCGGCCAAAATTCAGCCGATAGTGAAAATCCCGATGACGACTTGTTTTCCTATTGCGAGTGCTACGACATTAAGAATAAACGGTGGTACATCTATGCCGATGGCCAAGAGCCGGAAGAATTTTTACTCGATGATGTTTTTCCCGACGGCATAGAAGACCATCCCTACTCCATTCTTCGCTTTACCCCGATTCTAGGCCCCAAGCCTTCTCCTTGGCCGCTGCCGGAAACAGCAAGTTGGCTTCC